TTATTTGACGTAAGATACCAATTAAGATTAAATGACCTTTACGATTTTTCTTCAACATCTATAATTAACTATGATGTTGTATTAAGACATTTAGATTTTTTAGACCACGTGTTAGTTGGTGAAAAACCATTAAGATTTAATCAACACGACAATAGATTATATATTGATATGGATTGGTCAAATGATTTACAAGTTGGTGAATATCTTGTAATTGAAGCATATCGTAAATTAGACCCTACAGTTTATACAGATGTTTATAATGACATCTATCTAAAAAGATATGTAACTGCTTTATTTAAAAAACAATGGGGAGCAAATCTTAGCAAATTTAATGGTGTAACTATGATTGGTGGTGTTTCTTTAAATGGTCAACAAATATTTTCAGAAGCATTACAAGAAATTGAAAAACTAGAACAAGAAATTAGAAGTTCATATGAATTAAATCCAGCTATGATGATAGGATAATGCTATGGCTGTTAACCACTATTTTCAACAAGGTAAAGGCATAGGCAGTACCGAAGAACAAAGACTTTACGAAGATTTAATTATTGAAGGCTTAAAAATTTATGGGCAAGATATTTACTATCTGCCTCGTTCACTTGTCAACCAAGACATCATTTTAGGCGAAGATACTTTATCCAGATTTAGAACAGCACACGTAGTTGAAATGTATATGGAAACTACTGAAGGCTTTGCTGGCGAACAAGAAATAATTAATAAGTTTGGTTTAGAAATTAGGGAAGATACAACCTTTATGGTTGCTAAACGAAGATTTGATGAGGCTGTTGATAGTAAAATAGCTTTAATTAAAGAAGGCCGACCAAACGAAGGTGATATACTTTATATGCCTTTGATGAATAGTTTTTTTGAAATACAATTTGTTGAAGATCAGGAGCCATTCTTTCAATTAGGAAATTTACCTGTTTACAAATTAAGATGTACTCGTTGGGAATATAGTTCAGAAAGATTAGATACTGGCATCACAGATATAGATAGTGCTGAGGATCAATATACTTTAGATCAACTTCAACATCAAGTATCTTTAGAAAACGAAGTAGGTTCGATTGTATTAGAAAATGATAGTGCTACTGGTGATGTAAATTATATGCTATTAGAAACTTATGCTATACAAACACAATCGCCGTATGCTGATAATTTAGATTTAGATACTGAGGCAGGTTTTGATACGGCCTCTACTGCTGATGATATATTAGACTTTACGGAACGTAACCCTTTTGGAGATGTGGATTTTTAAATGTTTGGATATTTTTATAACGAATCAATGAGAAGAATGACCATCGCTTTTGGTCAACTTTTTAATAATATACAAATTAAAAGAAAAGACTCTAGTGATACCGTAATACAATCTATTAGAGTGCCTTTATCTTATGCTCCAAAAGAAAAGTTTTTAGTAAGACTAGATCAACAACCCTCTTTGGATGAAAGAGAATTTTCTATTACTTTACCTCGTATGTCATTTGAAATATCAGGAATAACATATGACCCTAGTAGAAAATTAAATCGTATTCAAAAATTTAAGTCTGTAAAAACAGCTGCTGATGGTAAAATATTAGACTATAATTATATGCCTGTTCCTTATAACATATCATATAATTTAAATGTATTTACAGCAACAGCAGAAAGTGGCCTACAAATTGTAGAACAAATATTACCTTTCTTTCAACCAGATTATACAGTTACAGTAAATGCCATTCCTAGTATGAATATCAAAAGAGATGTGCCTATCGTATTAAATAGTGTAAATTATGATGATAGCTACAATGGTGATTTTACAACTAGAAGAGCTGTTATATATACTTTAGGGTTTACTGCTAAAACTTACTTATTTGGTCCAGCACAAACTCAAAAAGTTGTTAAAACTGTTCAGACAGATTTACATACTAATACAACTGGTACTGAAAGTAGAGAAGTTAGAATTGAAATTACACCAAATCCTACAACAGCTGATGCTGATGATGATTTTGGATTTACTACAACTATAACCGATTTTAATGATGGTAAAACTTATAACCCAACAACTGATAGTGATGAATAATTATGAGCAAACTCGAAGACAAGGTTAATGAGATACTAGGTATCGAAACTAAAGAACCTAAAGAAACTAAAGAGTTTAAACCTTTAGTACCTCGTAGAGAAGATAAACAAAAAGCTGACATAGATAATGATTATGATTATAGTAGAGAAAATTATTATAACTTAATTGAAAGAGGCCAAGAAGCGATACAAGGTATTTTAGATGTTGCTAAAGAAGGACAACATCCAAGAGCTTATGAAGTAGCTTTAGCCGGTATTAAAAATGTGGCCGATACTGTAGATAAATTACAAGACTTACAAGGTAAACTTAAATCTTTAAAAGATGTTCCTAAAACGGCAAATCAAAATATAAAGAATGCTCTATTTGTAGGTTCTACAGCTGAGTTACAAAAAATGTTGAAAAAAGATGAAAATATTGAAAGCAAAAACATCACACCCAAAGAAACAGACACTAAAGATAAGTGATTTAGTTTATAATAAACATTACGAAAAATATAAAACTAAATTAGATCAAGGTGTTGATATGATTAATGATATTATGGACAATCCTATAGAAGTAATTAAACATAAGATAATGTCAACTCCAAGATTTGGTGCTTTAGGTGTAAGATATAAAGAAAAAGAATTTAGTGTATATAAAGGCAGTCAAAGAGTAACAAGAGCTTTACAATTAGGTTATACACATATAGAGGCAATAATTAATGAGTAATGATGCATATTTGGGAAATCCCAATCTTAAAAAAGTAAACACACCTGTAGAATTTACACAAGAACAAATTGTTGAATATCAAAAGTGTGCCAAAGATCCTCTATACTTTATGGAGAATTATATTCGTATTGTATCGCTTGACGAAGGACTTGTGCCTTTTAAAATGTACGACTTTCAAAAAAAGATAGTTAACACAATTCACAATAATAGATTTACAATATGTAAATTACCAAGGCAATCAGGTAAATCAACAACAACTATTTCTTATCTATTACATTATGCCTTGTTTAATCCTAATTCAAACATAGCCTTACTTGCCAACAAATCATCTACTGCTAGAGATATATTAAGTAGGTTACAATTAGCATATGAAAACTTACCAAAGTGGATGCAACAAGGTGTTATAAATTGGAACAAAGGTAATATTGAATTAGAAAATAAATCAACCATTGTGGCGGCCGCTACTTCATCAAGTGCCATTCGGGGTGGTTCTTATAATATAATATTCCTTGACGAGTTTGCTTTCGTACCTACAAATATTGCTGAGTCTTTCTTTAGTTCAGTTTATCCTACAATATCATCTGGTAAAAATACAAAAATGATTATTGTATCAACACCATATGGAATGAATCAGTTTTACAAATTATGGACAGACGCCGAAAATAAAAGAAATGATTATATACCAATTGAAGTACATTGGTCGGAAGTTCCTGGTAGAGATGAGGCCTGGAAAGAACAAACAATTAGAAACACATCACCAGAGCAATTTCAACAAGAGTTTGAATGTGAATTTTTAGGTTCAGTAAACACACTTATAAGTCCAGCAAAGATTAAAAATATGGCTTATATGAATCCTATTAAATCATCTGGTAGTGTAGAAGTTTTTGAGGCACCGATTAAAGGTCACACATACATATGTACCGTTGACGTATCCAGAGGCGTGGACAAAGATTACTCAGCATTTATAGTATTTGATGTCACACAAATGCCTTACAAGGTGGTGGCCTTATATAAAGACAATGAAGTAAAACCATTTATCTTTCCTAATATTATAGAACAAGTTTGTAAAGGATATAACAGAGCTCATATCTTAACTGAAGTCAATGATATAGGGCAACAAATTGCTGAAGCCCTACAGTTTGAAATTGAGTATGACAATCTTATGATGACAACTCAAAAAGGTAGAGCCGGTCAAATACTAGGTGCTATGTATAGTGGCCGAGGCACATCTTTAGGTGTTCGTATGACTAAACAAATTAAACGAATAGGTTGTGCCAATATAAAGACACTTATAGAGGGTGATAAACTCTTAATAAACTCATTTAAGATTATAGAAGAAATCTCAACATTTGCCAAAAGAGGTCAAAGTTATCAGGCCGAAGATGGTGCTAATGATGACTTAATGATGTGTTGTGTCATATTTGGCTGGGTATCTAATCAGCCTTATTTTAAAGAGTTAACCAATACAAATGCTAGACAACAAATGTATGTGGAACAACAAAATCTAATAGAGCAAGATATGGCTCCGTTTGGTTTTTTAGATGATGGTATCAATGAACACGAACAGACAACTGTAGATGAATATGGAGATGTTTGGAGTCCAGTTGATATACGTAAAGGTATGTAGTTTTGGGTTATTATAAATATCTGTATAATGAAACTTTGACTATGGGCGTATGAATAATACGATTTTTGAACAATAAACAAATGTTAATTAGCTAATTAAGAGGAGAATAAACCTATGGCATTTCAAGTATCACCAGGTGTTCTCGTACAAGAAAAAGATTTAACTAGAATTATACCTGCAGTATCAACATCAATTGGTGCTATTGCTGGCGAATTTAGAAAAGGACCTTTAGACGAGGTTGTGGCTATCTCTAGTGAACAAGAGCTTGTAGATACATTCGGTAAACCAGATTCAAATAACTTTGAATACTTTTTTACTGCTGCTAACTTTCTACAATACTCTAATGCTTTGAGAGTAGTACGAGCATCAAATACAAGCGTAACCAATGCTACTGCTAATGGTTCAAGTATAACTATCAATAATAATGATGATTATACTTCAAACTATTCAGCAGGTCAAGCGGCTGTTGGTGCGTGGGCAGCTAGAACAGCAGGAGCGTGGGGTAATAACCTATCTGTTTCTGTTTGTGAATCAGCTGACGCTTTTGAAAAACAAGCGGTAACAACTGTAAACGACAGCGCTACGGCGACTGGCGACACAACAGTAATTTTAACAAGTTCAGCAGGTATAACAGTAGGCGACATTGTAGCATTTTCAACTACAGCGGCTACAAATGATTATACTGATGGACACGAATATAGAGTAACAGTAAACGATACAGGTTCTAATACTATCACTATCGTTAGAAAAGAAACGGGTACAGGTGGCTTACACGCTGCTATAACTGATGGTTGTAACGTTAGAAGAAGATGGAGATATTATGACTCTGTTGACGGTGCTCCAGGTACTTCACCTTATGCTTCAGCAAGAGGTGGTTCTAATGATGAGATGCACGTTGTAGTTATTGACGAAGACGGTGGCATTTCAGGTACTGTTGGTCAAGTAATTGAAACTTACTCTAAAGTATCAAAAGGTGCTGACGCTAAAACAAGTGAAGGCGGAACAAACTACTATCCAGATGTTATCTTTAATAGATCAGCATACATTTACTGGATGGATCACTCAACACTAGGCGTTACAAACGGCTTTGGTTCAAATGTTGCTAGCAAAGATTTTGATGGCACATCAGCAATCACAGCTACAGTAACAACTTCACTATCAGCAGGTTCTAATGGTTCAGCTGTAACAGCAGGCCAATTAAAAACTGCTTATGAGAAGTTCCAAGACGCTGAAACTGTTGACGTTGGTTTAATCATTGGTGGTAAAACACCTAATGAAACAATTGGAACTCCAGGCGATGGTAAAAATCACGTAAATGATCTTTTACAAATTGCTGAAGATAGAAAAGACGCTATTGCGTTTGTTTCTCCTCCAAGAAACCACGTTGTTGATATAACTAATACAACTACAATCACTAATAATATCATTGATTTCTATGAAGATATTAATTCTTCTTCATATGTTGTTTTTGATAGTGGTTACAAATATATGTACGACAGATATAATGATGTATATAGATATGTACCATTAAATGGTGATATGGCTGGTTTGGCTGCTAGAACAGACTTAACAGCTGACGCTTGGTACTCACCTGCTGGCTTTAACAGAGGTCAAGTAAGAGGCGTAGTTAAATTAGCTTACAATCCAACTAAAGCACAAAGAGATCAATTGTATCCTAAGAGAGTAAATCCTGTGGCATTCTTCCCAGGACAAGGTACAGTCCTTTTTGGTGACAAAACTGGATTATCAGCGCCGTCTGCATTTGATAGAATCAACGTAAGAAGATTGTTTATTGTACTAGAAAAAGCAATCTCTACAGCTTCTAAATTCCAACTCTTTGAGTTCAATGATGAATTTACAAGAGCTAACTTTAGAAATATCGTAGAGCCATTCTTACGAGAAGTACAAGGTAGACGAGGTATCACAGACTTCCTAGTAGTATGT